ATTAAACAATTCTTATATAGCCTCCATACTTCGGTTTATCTGAAACTGCTCGCGACATATCCGATTATGAAGAACTATTTTCGTCAAGAGGGAAGTAGTTATGAAAGTATGAGAACACACACCTCTGCGTGAAGTTCGCATAGAATTCATAGTTGCAACCCATGATGTAAATAATCGAGTGTTAGCGGACACAATATCGTAAGATACTAGTAGCCGAGACCACACGATTAAGAACATCTCTTGAACAAAAGTCTTTAACGGAAAGTCTTTAGGAAGAGCAATCCCGTTTTTGAGGGCAGAAGCGTCTAGTGATACAACTCCTGGCATACCTGTAACAACAGCTAACCAGAGAGAGATATCACCTTCTTTTAACCCCAATACAGAAGAATCTGTAGAAGGAAAGAGAAGCGGCGCTACTACCTCAATTATGGCATCTGTCATCTTCCCAGATGTAAATGACCTAGCTACCCGCTCAATATCTGAGTATCGAGTAACTGAGGATTTAACCAGGGAAGATAACCAACTCGAATCAAGAAGAATCTGACCTCGACGGACACGTCGAGCGACAGATTCGACTCTTGACGCTAAGTCAGTAATCGAAATTTCTTCTTTCAAAGACCAAGGGGTAACATCCGTATCACCGGCTTGAAGCCGAGAGACGAATGAAACCAAAGGTCCTTCTAAAATCTTAGATTCCCCAGTTGAGGAAACTAAAGATTTTGGAATTGAAATAGGAATTTCTAATTCATGACAAAGCGCCAAGTAAGAGGCTGGAACTTCCATTCCTCCTAAAGCAATATCATCTCCGCACACTACATAATTAGTATAGTTCTGCACCCCAACCCGGGACGCAGCAACGAAAACTAAGAAATGATGAGTGAGAGCTAGCATTGCCCAAGAGGAAAGAGCACCCATAGGTTGACCTCTAGTGTACCGAATGGTAGGTTTAGGATATGCAGTTCCACGAGGAACTGAGTAATCCCGTTCGCATAAGATCTGCGCCCAAAGCTGAGCTAACTCAGGACCAATGAACTCAGAGAGTACTTTGACCTGAATCTTAGTTGAAAGTATATCAGTGGCGGAACTTAGATCATAACATGTAACGATAGAGTTTCCGGAACGGCAAAACTCATCGAATACAAGGTTTTGATTCATAGTAGCGTCACCGGGTATAAATTCCAAGAAAGAAAAGATCTTACGATGGAGTGGCGATATGACACACTGTGTCCAATAGTCACTAATCGCAAAGACTCTAACCTTTCCTGCAGCCTCAGGTTTTAGACTTAGGCGACCTAACATAAGGTGCTTAATGGATTGAAGCCAGTCAGTAGGACGACCATCAGCAGTTTGAGTTCGTATAACGAACCATCCTTTCTGAAGGTCTTCCTTAACTGGTGGGAAAGAACCAATAGGTTCGAAGAACTGGACAGAATCCAAGGCTTGCCAGTAGGAAGCTTTGAATAACGCCAGTACTAAGAAATTCTTGGTTAATTCCATCCATTTAACCAGAG